ATGTTCGTTGTTGGTGCTGCATTATTCTATACTGGTTTGGCTCAAAAAATTGGGGAAACCGTAGTATCTCATGCAGGGACTAGCGAAAATGGCTTGATGCTTGCGATTATGCTTGTAACAGCTACCATGTCCGCATTTTTATCTAACACTGGTACAACAGCTGCTTTACTTCCTGTAGTTGTTGGTATCTGTGCTGTTGCTAAGATTCCTGCATCTCGTCAATTGATGCCTTTAGCATTCGCTGCAGGTATCGGTGGTATCATTACAATGGTTGGTACACCACCTAATATCATTGTAAGTGGTACATTGACTAAATTTGGTATTGAACCATTTGGTTTCTTTGAGTTTGCTTGGATTGGCATTCCTTTGACTATCGCTACTATCGTATTCATGATGCTCATTGGTAAACATTTATTACCTAAACATGAAATTACTGATGCCGGTGATGTAGAACAAGAAGTAGCGGCTGAAGATATTTCTAATGATCCTAAGAAACAATTGTTCTCTGGTCTTATTCTTTTAGGCGTTATCATTGCTATGATTTTAGGTGACGTGCTTAAGGACTATGGTATCAACTTACCGTTGAGTATGGTTGCCGTTATTGGCGCAATGCTTTGCGTTTTAACTGGCTGTTTGAATGAAAAACAAGCTTACACATCTATTGACTGGGTAACAATCTTCTTGTTCGCTGGTATGATGCCAGTGGCAACTGCACTTGATCAATCTGGTGCAGGTAAAATGATTGCTGATGCAGTAATTGGTGTTATGGGTTCCGATCCTAGTCCTTACTTTGCAACAGGCGTATTGTTTATTTTGTCTTGTGTTATGACGCAATTTATGTCTAATACTGCATCTTGTGCATTATTGGCTCCTATCGGTATCTCCATTGCTCAAGGTATGGGTGCTGATCCTCATGCTGTATTGATGGCTATCGGCGTTGCCGCATCCTGCGCATTCGGTACACCTGTAGGTACACCTCCAAATACATTAGTACTTGGTCCTGGTCAATACAAATTTACTGACTATGTAAAAGCTGGCGTTCCATTGATTTTAGTTTGCTTCGTAGTAAGCTTAATTATCATTCCAATGGTATGGCCATTCTTCCCTGGTAAATAATAGGGAATAGGTTACTCTACTATACAAGCACACACGAGGTCGAATCGTAAGATTCGGCCTCGTTTTTTATGATTTTAGTCTATATGATTTTAATATAGATTACATATAAGTGTAATCAAAAGCAATATGAATTAAACTAATTTGCATGATTAATTTTACACAATTGACTACATCGAAAAAAATATGATATAGTATATTGTGTAAGATATAATAATGTAATGTTGAATAAGGAGGTCATCTATGACAAAAGAAAGATTTAACATGTTAGTTGGTTCTATTGGTGCATTTATTGGTGTATTTGTATTTTTAGCCTATATCCCACAAATAATTGCTAATCTTCATGGTCAACCTAGTCAACCATGGCAACCATTATTTGCAGCAGTATCCTGTTTGATCTGGGTATTATATGGTTGGACAAAATCACCTAAACGTGATTATATTTTAATCGTACCAAACCTTGCAGGCGTTATTTTAGGTACACTAACATTCTTAACATCTTTCTAAGTGTTATATGTAGAAAATAAATAGTATTACTTTCTATGGTGAATAATAGGTCTATATTTAATAATAGTGAAGCTATTAAGTTGCTATATAAATATAAATTAGGTCGAATCGTATGATTCGGCCTTTTTTAGAGTGAAGTTTATATGTTAGATTAAAATATAGATAAGCGTTAAATCTGTTGTAATAAAAAAATAGTTTTTATGATAATAAATATTGATAATTGAATTCCTAGTATAATAGTACGTATTTTAATTGAAATGATAATTAGTGCATTCTCAATTATTGATTATTAAACTCAATTACATAAATGAAAAGAAATATCAAAATACATATAAATATAGGCTTTTTATGATAAAAAGGAACAATTATTATGCAAAATATTCTATATTTTTTTATCATTTTCATTTGACTTTCAATTTGAACTGTGTGATAATGAGAACATAAGTTGAGGCAAGTGCCTTTCTAAATGATAATAAAAAGTTCTGATCTATATTTTGATGGAGGTCCTAATTATGAGAGTTATTGCTGATGGTTGCATTAAATGTGGTTCTTGCGCATCTGTTTGCCCAGTTTCCTGCATTACTGAAGGCGAAACTAAATACGAAATTGGCGATGCTTGCATCGATTGCGGTTCTTGCGAATCCGTTTGCCCAGTTTCTGTAATTTCCGCTGAATAGTACAACAAATCTAAAAGACCAGTAAACGCTTATGTTTACTGGTCTTTTTATTTTTGCAAAACGGTAAAAATCACCTAATTTCTTCTCGGTTGCTCAACCGTTGCTCACCTTTTAATAGGTCATCTCCGTAAGGTAACTTATTCACCGCATCAATATATTGTTGTAGTGTTTTATGTGTATATACGTCTGCAGTGATATTATCCTTGTTAGCGTGGCCAACAATTCTCTTAATAATGATCTCATCAATACCTATATTGCTGCACATCGAGATAAAGGTATGTCTGGTATCATGTGGCTTGTGATTTCCTAGGTTCCATTCTTTACATCTCTTTTGCAGTTCCTTGCGGTATATGTCCTTATGTATCACGCCATCTAGTAGGCACTCGGAGCGTTTAAATTTTGCTTGCTGGTAGAGTTCCTTGATGAAAGGGGAGATACATTCTGCAATAGGGATAGCTCGATTACGGCCAGCCTCCGTTTTAGAACCGCCAATCATATACCGTTCCTTAATGTGGACATCATCAACTCGAATTGTTTGTAATTCGTTCAATCTGAGCCCCGTGTAGACGTATATGAGTGCTAGTTTGGATATTATATCGTCAGAGTGCTTCCAAAGCTCATAGAGAGCCAAATTCGTAAATATGTTAGCTTTCTTAATCGGTGTTGCGTTTTTGTTGATGATAATATCGGAAAGGTAGTTGCGCGGAATGACTTCCTGCTTAACTGCGAGAGTACCTACAGAAGCTATGATCGCTTTAATTAACTTCTGATAAGACTTTGTGTGCGTCGAATTATCGAATATAGACTGCAGATGGGCTGCTCTGAGATTTTTCATTTCAATATTAAATAGATGCTCTACTAATTTTCGCACAACGTGCATGCTTTTAATTCGCCCTTTAGATAGCCCCTGGCGTTCAGCTTCCTCCAGGCGCCAATCGAAGCACTGCCCAAAAGTAATTTTGCGTTCCTCTTGAATTTGTGGATTAGTGGAGAATAGGGCAAGTGCATTATATGCTTCTTTTTGCGTCGCAAAGGTGCCTATGGATTTTCGCAAGGGTTTGCCCTCTGAGTTATATCCAAGGGTCACCACGGCTCGATATGGCTTACGCAGAGCCTTATGTTTCATCTTGTACACGGTGCCAGTACCGTTGGCACGTTTCATAGCCATAATTTCATACCTCCTAAAATACCCCTATCTGAGTAGTATCGGATAGGGGCTTTACGTTTATTAATCACTTGTCTTATAGACTAATTTATTTTCTTTATCCATAAGTTCTGCTAATTTATCAGTGGTAATAGGTATTTCAATTTTATCGCCATTTCCATTAATAAATTTAATAGTATACGGTGGGTTCATAATTATTTGTTTAGGTATTGCATAGTAGACAAGGGCATAGCTATGCGGCATCATATCATAGATTTTGGTATTCATCGCTACTGGGATTATATACTGATTGTCCTTTTCTATAAGTAATCGTTGTGATGGTAGTTGAGGCATTACTGTACCGGCTAATGGATTCTTTAGATGAAGTGCATATGTAGCTATGTATACATAATCATTACTGTTTAGTATGGCTTTCTTAAAAGATTCGTCTGGAAAAATCAGACGATCGTCTTTGGAATATGATACATATTTAGTGATTGTAGCTGGGGTAATTAATACCGCGGCGCCACCAGCTCCACTCCGAAGTTCAACTCCATAATTAATTGGGCTTTCAAGTTTACGATCAGTTTTATAATTTTGCCCGGTGCTCCAGATTTTATCATACGTTTCTGGGGTTACATCAATAAATTGTGCAAATGAAGAACTAGCAACTGTTGCAAATAATGCCGCGATAGATAAAATTTTATAGAATTTCATTGTTTATCTCCCTTATTAATCTCCCATATTAATCTCTTACAAAGTCACATTGTACATAACAACCTTACCAATCAGGTATAAGTCATCTGTATTCTCGTAACTAAATATGATGTCCCGAAATGCCATATCCGAGCTATCAGGTTTAAATACAAATTCTTTATGTTGTTTATCATTGTAGAATCTTTTAACTGTATAATCCCCTCCATTCTTAATAACTACAATATCTCCGTCATGGATATCTGGCAGTTCTATATTTCTTAATACGGCGATAATAGCGCCGTTTTGGATAACGTTGTTCATGCTTTCACCGTTAACCGGCATAAGTATAATATTCTTATTGCCTGCGTAACGACCCATCATGAAATCAGGGACAGATATAGTAGGCATGAAGTTAATGGCGTCTATCGTGGTTAACGCGCCCGCTGATACAGATGCAGGTACGTATTTGTAATTGTTGAGGTGAACCATATCTATAAACGCATCAGATTCTGCGTCAA